GAAGCTTCAAGTCAGTCTTAAGAAGAACCTCGTCTACGCAGGCCCGACGGTCGTCAACCGTGACTACGAAGGTGAAATCAGCCAGGCCGGTGACACGGTCCACATCAACTCGATTTCACGACCGACGATCGCGACATACACCCCGAACTCAACGTCGATGACAGCTGAGCAGCTGAACACTGCACAGCGTTCACTGGTCGTTGACCAAGCGAAGTACTTCGACTTCTACCTTGACGATGTTGACAAGCGTCAGGCAGCTGGTGACATTCTTCCGGAGGCCGTCAAGGAGGCCGCGTACGGACTGGCTGACGCGGCAGATCAGTACGTCGTGTCCCTTTACACGGGAGCAGCGTCCGCGAACGCACTCGGAACGATCGCTGTTCCAACAGGGAACCCCGAGTACTTCTACGACAAGGTTCTCGTTCCACTGTCAGTCGCACTGGATGAGGCGAACGTTCCCGCCGAAGGCCGCTGGTGCGTTGTTCCTCCGTGGCTTCACGGTCGGGCTCTGCGCGACTCACGCTTTGTCAAGGTCAACGAGTCGGGAACTGAGCAGGGCCTGCGTAACGGGATCATCGGTCGATCAGCTGGTTTCGACATTCTCAAGTCGAACAATGCACCGCTGGTTACAGGTGATGACTACGCCGTCATGGCGGGCTACCCCGGCGCGATCTCGTTCGCTAGTCAGATCCTCGAGACCGAGGCACTTCGTAGCACCACGGCGTTCGCGGATCAGGTTCGCGGGCTCAGCGTGTACGGCGCAAAGCTCGTACGCCCCACCGGCATCGCCACCGCCGTCGTTTCGCAGACCTGATAACCCAACTATTAAGGAGAAATTGGCATGGCACGTACTGTCATTCCGCTGACGACCCTGACGGCGAACACCGCCGTCGCGGATCCGTCGAATGGCGGAACAGCAATCGACGCGACGAACAACCACTACATCAACTTGGGCAACGTCCCGCTTGAGGAAGTGGTCATTCGCGTCAAGAACACGACCGCGTCCACTAAGACGGTCACCATTAAGGCGGGAGCAAATCCTCCAGCCGATGCGGCCGGACAGGGCGACTCTGGAACTTTGTCGCTCACTGACGGATCGACCACCCCCACCTACGGATGGTTCGGCCCGCTCACATCGGCACGGTTCGTGCAGGCTGACGGCACGGTCAACATCGATGTTGCAGCTAGCATGACCGGGTACATCGCCGCATTCCGTATCCCGCGGACCGCATGATGGCTGCCGGTGAGTTCAACGACGGCGACACCATCGCCGTCGTTGGCGAAGGCGGTTCGGTCTTCTACCTGGACGTTCCAGTGTCGAAGCCGAACGCTGCTGGTGACGAGACGAACTACCTTCGTGAGATCTTCGACGCGAAGTTCACCAAAGGGTCCCTACGCCTGGCTAGCGCCGATGAATTAGCGGAACTGCGAGCCCGCGAAGACGTTGGCTCGAAGCCGTCGGCAAGGGGCCGCGCGAAGGACGCTGCCGATCCGTCGAATGCGGTGGACGGCAAGTAGATGGCCTTCGCCACGGCATCACAGCTCGCGACTCGTCTCGGTCGGCAATTCACGTCGACCGAGACGAGTCAGGCGAGTGCGCTGCTAGATGACGCCACGTCCTACCTTCAGGCAGAGATCGGCCAGCTCGTCGAAGCGGGTTCGATGACGGTGACCCTGGACATTGACCCAACGTGCAAGAGGGCCCGGCTGCCTCAGTGGCCGGTCGTCTCCGTGACGAGTGTTCAGCTCAACGGCACCACCATCACTGACTTCGAGGTCAAGGATGGCCACGTCTGTCGTGCGCTGGGCTTCCCGGCAGCCGTGGGCAATCAGTTCGCGACGCTGACCGTTGAATACGCGTACGGATGTGCAGACATCCCGGCGGAGCTGGTCACGTACACGCTGGTGCTCGCCGCCGGAGTCATCGCACAGGTCACCCGAAGCGGTGCGATGAGCGCAGCTGGCGTCTCATCTGAACGAATTGATGACTACGCCGTGAACTACGAACCCGGCACGGCCGCTTTCGAGCTGCCAGAACGTGTCCTCAAGAACTTGCGGGCCCGCTATGGTTCCGGCGCCTACGTGACTGGCTCACGCTGATGCGCATCGTTGCCGCGGCGAAGGCTGCTCACGAGCGCATCATGACCGATGAGTGTGAGATCTCGCGAACCCACAAGGGATCTTTCGACGACACGACCGGCAAGCGCGTAGACATCGCTGAGGCCGTGTACTCGGGTCCGTGTCGGGTCAAGTTCGCTCCCGTTGAGCAGCGCCATTCCGGCGAACGCAACAACGTGATCATTCAACCAACCCTGGTGCTACCGGCCGACGACGACACAGAGATTCGCGAACGCGACATATGCCAAGTGACCTCGTCGACAAACCCCAATCTCGTGGGCACCAGGTTCTCAATCATCGGAACAGACCTGGCATCTACTGCGTCGGCCCGACGGTTCGTCATGGAGGCCCAGGCATGAGCATCCACATGGACTCCGAAGCGGTCAACACCCTGGCCGATGACCTGGCCAAGGTCCGCAGCCGTGTCGAACCCGAGGTGGGCAAAGTCGTCTTCAAAGCCGCGTCAAACATTAAGCGCGACTGGCGGGCCAACGTAGGTGCGACAGCTGGGCGCGTTCGGGCCTACCGATACGCGATTGGTCACGACGCGAGCACGTCCTCCCTCACAGCAACAATCGAAGCGCAAGGTCCTCAGGCAGCATTCGCCGCAATCTTGGAGTACGGAACGGCGACCTCACCTCCGCACAACGACGCGAAGCGCGCCCTTGACAAGGAAGCGCCAAAGTTCGAGAAGTATGTGCTCAAGGCCGCGCAGGACGTCTTCAAATGAGTGCCTCTGTCCGTCTGCACGTCGATGCCATCAAGGCCCTTCTCTCAGCAGCGAACCTCACGACAACTGTCGGCGAAGCCGGAGACAACCCCGAAACGCCCTACGTCGTTCTTTACCCGTCGCCGGGTCAAGCAATCGGGGAAAACCTGAAGACGCCTACTGGCGATATGCTCGTCGATTTTCAGTTGACGTGCGTCGGGGAATCCGTCGAACAAGCCCTGTGGCTTCACGACAAGGCCCGCGAAGCCATCGACCACGTGACACCAACAATCGCTGGCCGGACCGCGTGGCCGATTTGGTCTGACGAGGCACCCCAACCAATCAGGCGTGACGACCAGTTGAATCCGCCCGTTTTCGTGGCCGTCTCCCGGTGGTCACTCCGCACGACAACCTAGAGAAAGGCACCACATGGCTCTGCAAGCTGTTCAAACCATCTCGGCATCCGCCGGGACCAGACCCACTTACGCCACGGCCGCCAGCGGCCCACACACCGTCGATTGCTCGAATGGCCGCACCTGGCTCTCAGTGATCAACGGATCTGGCGGTGACATCACAGTCACGGTGACCACGCCGGGCACTGACGCCAATGGGAACGCCATCGCTGATGCGGCGTTCACGGTGACGAACTCAACGTCACCCTTCTTCATCCCCCTCAACCCAGCGATCTACGGAGCCACAGCGTCGATCGCTTTCTCTGGCTCTTCATCGGTGACGATCGCCGCCGTCTCTCTTCCGTAAGGAGTAACTCGCAATGATTCCAACCGATCACGTCGTCGTCGAAGACCCGACAGGCGCTCGCGCGACTATCGGCGAAGCCGCCGTCGAACAGCACGTTCTTAAAGGCTTCAAGGTTCTAGGACCGGCCGTCGAGGCCTACGTTCCCGTGACTGTCGAAGAGGCCGAAACGGCCGCCGCCGAAGCAACACAACCTAAGAAGAGCGGCACTCCCGCCGCCGACGCTAAGAAGGAGAAGTAAAGACATGGCCGCTCGCTTGAACGACAACAACATTAAAGTGTGGTGGGTTACGACCCTCAGCTCGACGACTTCCCCGACCGCTTCACAGATCAGCGCCGGAACAGCCATCGAGTCGTGGATCACCGCCGACGGGCTGGAAATCAGCCAGGATCAGAACTTCGTCGACGTCTCGGTTCTCAACTCGGCGTCAGAGCTTCAGGACTTCGGTCGCTCGAAGCTTGACGCATCCTTGACAATGAAGCGCGACTCGACCGACACCGCATGGACGACGTTCGCGTCGCAGCCGTCCGGCTACCTCGTCGTTCGCCGCGGTGTTGCCAACACGACCGCCGCGACCGCCGCGCAAAAGGTCGAGGTTTACCCGGTGAAGGCGTCCATCCGTATGCCGATCAAGCCCGCGGCAAACGATATGGAGAAGTTCATGGTCAAGTTTGCTTTGACCGCTGACTACGTGACCGAAGCTACCGTCGCGTAACGATGGCCGATTTCGCTTCCCTAAAAGCGTCGATAACGCGACCGCGAACCTCCGTCCGGTTGTGTCTACGCGGCG